GGCAATCAGCCTGGCGATGGATACGGCGATCCCACCAATGAAGGCATTGAGGGGCAGATCTACGTCTATCAAACCTACGTCGAAGGCCAGGAAAGGAAGCAGTCTGCATGGGCTCGCTGGCTACTTGGTAAGGACAGAGTGATGGATGCCGTCACCATCGATGACGAGCTGATCATCATGAGGAAGCAGACACTTTCCTCGGGAGCCAACATCCTGGTGCTTGAGTCCATCGATCTTTCCGAGGACAGAACGCCTCCAACAGTCGCTGTGGGTGCGGCCATATCAAACTGGCCCATGACCGTCCATCTTGACCACATGGCCGCGATCAAGGGAGGCCGATACTCAACGAGCGATGGGTTCACCAGCTGGGACTTGAGCGAATCAGCGGCCTTTCCCACGGGTTACACCGACTACGAGATCGACACTGCTGTGGCGGCAGATGGAACCGTCTACCCCTTGCAATCAATTAACGATGGCCAGTCGATCAGGACAACGGCCAACGTGAATCTGACCAACGCCGTTCTCTTGATCGGCCGGAAGGTTGTCTCCACGGTAAAGCTCAGCGAGTCGTTTGCTCGAGACCCGCAGAAGAAGTCCATCATCGAGGGCCGGTCTACGCTCAAGAAGGTCGTGGTCTCTCACACCAACACCTACTCCTACGACGTGGTTACGGCTTCAGACGAGAACAACGCACTGACACGGACGAGCACGTTCACGAATCCAACTGTCGAGCCTGACCGTGGCGAGATGTCGCTCTACACCCAGGGCAACACCGAGAAGACAAAGGTCACCCTGCAGTCCGACAACCCGTTCCCCGCCTGCTTCACCTCTTACGAGATCTACGGTCTCATCACCCAGAACCTTTCGGAGCGAAAATAATGTCTGAGGCAGTAGTTGCCGCAATCATCATCAGCTCCGCGACTGCCGCTGCAAGTGCTGGCGTCTCGTATGACATTGCCGCAAAGCGCAACAAGGCCATGAAGAAGTCGATGGCCTCCTCGAGGCGGATCTTCGAGATGCGTTCTTCGGCGCTGAAGGACCGGCGGAAGAGTGCCATCAAGGGCGTTCTTGAGAAGAGAGACCTCGCCGTCCTGCAGCAAACGACAGGAGCCAACAAGGCGAAGGGCCAGATCAAGGTAGCGATGGCCGGTGCCGGCCTCTCGACCGGATCGGGCTCGGGGCTTTCGCTGCTGAAGGACGTGGAAGCACAGCAAGAGCTGAACAACTACATCCTCAGGGAGAACACACGGAACGCTCTCGAGGGAATCCAGAGCGGGTTCAAGGCCGACAGCATCAACGCCATCGCGAGCTATGAGCAGCAGTTCAATGCTGCCCAGGCCCAGATGAGCAACGCGGCTCTGTCGGCATTCGCGTCAGGGCTTGGCGGTGTAGGCACTGGACTTCAAATCACAGGTGGCCTGAAAGACATGGGGGCATTCGATTGAGTCGCAACTCGCCGGCAAACATCCAGCTGAACATGCAGCAGATGCAATATCAGTCTGCCCAGCTCGCGGTCCCAAACCCAGTCAACTCCGTCGCCCAGGCCAACACCAACAACTCGAGGCTGCTGCTTCAGGCCCTGGACAGCCTGGGCACTGGGATGTACCGATTCGGGAACGTCATCGCCCAGAGCAACGCCGCAGAGCAGGAAGCCGCCCGGCAGATCGGCAAGGCCGAATCAGAAGAGTGGCAAGCACGGTTCAAGGACGGCATGCTCGACAGCCCCGAGGACCTGAAGGCGGGGCGTTCGCCCAACCGAGACTGGATGGACGGCATGTACCGCCAGGCGATGGAGACCGGACGGTCCTTGGACGAGGTCATCATCGAGGGATTCACCCAGTATGCTCAGGATGGGGCAGATCCCGACATGAACGATCGGGAGCGTGCGGCTTACTCCCGGCAATTCTCTGACAGCGTCATCCGGCCAGCCATTGCGTGGGCACGGGAGACCTACATCAAGCCTCAGTACGAGGCGATCAGAGAAAACGCCGTGCTGGCCCTGGCCAACCAGCCTCTCCAAGACCTCGGGGTCGACCGGGGCCGGAAGCTCTCGACCGTTGCCGCCGGTGACATCGAGCGAATGAACCAGCAGGGGCTCTTCGTCGATGGAGACACCCCCAGCTCCATGCTCCTGGACGCCGCTGAAGTCGCTGTGAGCGATGGGAACTACGGACGGGCCGAGCAGCTGGTCAACGCCGCCGGCAGCGTCACAGGCAATCTCCTGTCCCAGAAGGCCAAGATCCAGTCCGCCATGGACAAGGCGGTGCGGGGAGAGGCCATCAAGGGCATGACCGAGCTCCTCCACTCGACCGGCGAGAAGTCCGAGCTATTCAGCATTGCCCTGCTGACCATGCCGTCTGAGCTCAGGCAGATGACCATGGCGGCCGTCAAGTCCGGGGCAGACGAGACCATGGCCCGCGACCTCAATGCTGCCCTGGGGGCCTGGTCAGCAGAGTCTCCCCTCCCCCCCCTGCAGCAGCGTCAACTGATCCGGTCGCTTCGCGACCAGGAGACTCGATCAGGAGAACGCTTGTTCGACCGCAGCTCGAGGGTCTACGCGGAGATGACAGCCGCTGCCATGGCCATCGAGGACAACACCCTGACCATGGCCCAGCAGCGAGAACAGGCGGAAGACAGGGCCAAGGCCATGTACAGCGAGTTCCTCGAACTCGGCACGATCAACGGCGAAGAGATGACTGAAGAGGGCATGGCGGCGCTGTTCGCCGATGAGTTCAGTGATCGGGCCTCGGAGTTCATGCAGGATTACCGCACCCAGAAGTCCAAGGGGTTCAACCAGGACCCCTCGAGATCCAGGGCACTGAGTGTTGAGCTCGAAAAGCAGTTGCGTGGGCCTGGGTCCGCTGTCTTTGGACGGGAGCAGGTACTGAAGAGGGCGGGCGAACTGTACGCAGAGGGCGACCTGTCCAACACCGACTACCAAAGAGTCCGAAGCATGGCTCTGGAAGAAGAAAAGTTCGACCGCGTGAAGGCGAGCCCGGAAATCCTAGAGCTTCGGACAGCCATCCGCACCGACTTCATTGGTCAGATCACAGGTTTCAAACCAGGCATTGTCGACGACATTGTCGGTTACCAAACTCTGCCTGCCGGCGCGATAGGTGCAATTCGCAATTTGCTCGTTAACTTTGACGACGATTTTGATGACTTCAGATACGGCGATGAGTACACCGCCGCTTTGGACAAGAAGGACGACAGGACAAGGCAAAAGCTCGAGCGTCAGTTCCGAAGAGAGATGAACGAGAAATACCTTCGGGTAGGCGGCCTGGTTGAAACAACTGCACAAGGATTCATAGAGAATGATTGACGATACAACTCCCGAAGATGACCGTGTCGTCCCTGCCCCGGAGCCCACCGAAACTGTGAGGCAGTTTCTTGATGGCATGACCGACGAAGAATTGGTACGGGAGTCACAAGAACAAGCTGCAGCAATTCGCAAAGGCGACCTGACCCCAGAACGCCGCCAGCCTGAAAGCAGCCAGGAGACCGGGCTTCTCGGACAGATGCTGGGCGACGCCACCACCTTGGCTCGCTCCGGATACATCGACCCCGAGACAAGCCAGACGCGGGCGTGGATGACCGGGTTCTTCGCTTCGTTTGCTGACCCCATGCAGAACCTGGACCAGGCCCCAGGCGTCGCCGCTGTCCCTGGATCTGTGGTTGAAGGCGCGGCTCGCGCAACAATTCAAACCGCCAACATGATTCCTGACCTGGTCAACTTCGCCGCCGGCACGAACCTCCCACGAATCGACGTGGAGTTCGACCCTGAAAGCGAGGAGAACCGTCCTGGCATGGACCTGTTCACAGGCTTGACTCAGTTCATGACCTACTTCGTGCCGATCGCAGGGCAAGCAAGTCGCCTTGGCAAGGGGATCTCAAGTGTGACTGGGGCAGGCAAGGCCAGTATGAGGCTTGGCCGAAACCGTGCATTCACCGCAGCCAACGCCATTGAGTATTCCATGGCCACGGTTGGTGCCGGCATGGTCACGGACTTCCTGGCCTTCGACCCCGCCGCCGGCAACCTCAGCTCGATGGTTCGCGACGCAGGCTGGGCCAAGGACAACCCGCAGCTCGAGGGCCTGATCAAGACCCTGGACTCCCGCGAGTACGTCAACCAAGACGACCCTGCGGGCTACCTCAAGGGCCGGTTCGCACTGGCTCTCGAGGGAGCAGCGTTGGGCGTGGTCGCAGACTTCGGCCTTGGCAAGCTCGCTCAGGGGCTCGGCGGTGCAACAAGACCTGTTCGCGAGGCAGTCAGCCGAAGCAGAGCCAGAGGCACCCGCAAGGCGATCAACGAAGCCGGAGCGATGCTGCTCACGAGAGCCAAGTTCGCCGAGGACTACATCGCTGACGGCGGGGACCTGACCAAGCTCGAGCTGCACCTCGAGCAGAACGGCCTCGGCATCACGGAGATCAAGAAGAATCACATTCTGCCCGCAATGGCGAAGCAGCTTGCAGGTGACTTCGATGCCGACGAAGCCACCGCCAACCGCGTCCTGAACATGTTCGTGAACGCCGGCATGGACCCGAACAAGTTGTTCCTCGGCGGTCGCGGCGGCAGCAGCATGGGCGGTAACGAGCGGCTCATGAGGCTGTTCCAGGACTCTGAGCTCGACGCCAGATTCATGCAGGCCCAAAAGGCCGTCATGGACAACGAGCGGAGAGCAAGAGTCACAGACCTGGGCGGCCAGGAAATCACCGCTGACTCTTTCAACCGCGAGTCGATCCTGGCAAACATGATGCTCCCTCGTACTCCAAGAGTCATGAGTGAGCTTAAGGCGATGACCAGGGACGAGCTCAAGGAAAAGATTGAAGCGGCAATCAGTGAAGGCCGCATGTCTCGCGACGAGTACCACTTCGGTGGATACGAAGACCTCGTGAACGAAATTGCTGACGGAGAGATAGTCGACCCTGGCCGAATCGCCAAGCTCGCCAATGGCGTCAGGCTGTTCGAGTTCGTCAACAAGGCCAGCAGCAACCCCAACCGAACTCAGTATTCGCGGTTCAAGGCACAGGGTGAGGCTTCCGAATACGGGGAGATCCTGATCGGCGGAAGCCCACACAAGTTTGGCGACCAGTTGCTACCGCCTGGGTACGGCCTGCAGTCATCCGACGACGGGAGATTCCTTCTTATCGATCCCGAAGGAAGAGTCATCCCTGACCCAATAGGCATTGGTTTTACTTCAGAGCTGGATGTCTACACAAAGTTCAGCATGCCGCAACAGGAAGCTGGCACGGACATGTTGCACAAGAAGATTCGCGAATACTACGGGCAAGAGCACCAACGGCACTTCCGGCAGGAAGAGGGGGCGACCCCGATCATCGCTCACATCAGATTCACCGAAAGAACGGTGGATGGGGAAAGAGTTCTCTACATCGAAGAGATCCAAAGCGACCTGTACAACGAGGTGCAACTCGGGGCTTCGATGGGCGGCACGTCACAAAAAGGGATACGGCATTACCGACCCGAGCGGCAAGCCCACAAAGCTGTGGCAGAAGATTGCCGCAAGACGAATCGCTGCCTACGCCCAGGAAAACGGCTATAGCCAAGTGATCCTCCCCACTGACCAAGCTGTCCGAGAGACGATGGGCTCGGGGTTGCCGAGGAAGCTGGATCCCGAAACTGGCAAGATCAAAGATTTCAGGGGGAAAGACCCAGACCAAAGACCCGATCCAGGTGTTTCTGAAGAAGGGTTTGTTCGCGGCCCTGCTGAGCAGCTGAGCGAACGTAGTCGCTTCTACGACCAGATGGGCAGCGTGATTAGCAAGGAGATGAACCGATACGGTGCCGGAAATCCCAAGGCACCGGACATGGTTGATGTTGAACTCGGTGTCATCACTGGTCAAGAAAAGTTCCTGGTCAAGGACAAGAACACCGGCAAGGTCGTCAAGGAGTTCGACAACCGTGACGATGCTGACGCCTATGTGTCCGACGCTGCGGGCAAGCCAGAGATGGTCATGGACGGCGACGAGATCCGCCCATTTGACGAAGAGCTAGATGCCGACCTTATCGACGACAGCCTTGTGACAGAGAAGTCTGGTCGCCGTGAAACTGCTAGGGCAAGAAGGATCCAGGCCGGGCAGCAGGACTCGCAACTCTTCGAACTGTTTCAGCGTGAAGGGACAGCCAAGGGCTCTGCAATGGTCGACGAGGAGACCGGAGCAGCCGTGATCCGGGCGTTCGAAAAGGGCGACTTGTCGACCATGGTTCACGAACTCGGCCATGCCTTTCACATCCAGATGCTGGCACGCGGTAATGCTGATGAGATCGCGGGCCTGGACAAGGCATTCGGCATCGACTCAGCTGGCTGGAACGAGACAAGCTACGAAGACTTCGCACGCAGCCTCGAGGCGTTCCTCCGGGACCCCAGCTCAGTTCCAGCAGAACGAGCCGCCGGCATGCGAACGATCGCAGCCCAGATGCGGGACATCTACAAGGACATTCGAGGAACAGCCCTTGAGGGCAAGCTCAACGGGGAGCAGCGAGAGTTCTTCGAAAGCCTCGATCTCAGGACAGACCTGCCGATCCAGTACGCCCCTGGCAAGTTCATGCAGCGGGCCGACTTCAGGCAAGTCATCGCATCCATCCGCGAGCTTGACGAAGCTGGCGAAGACTGGCGTACCAAGCTGAGCCCCGAAGACATCCTGGCCACCGCCAAGTACAAGGCCAAAGACGGCGGGCCGATCCGAAGCCTCGGGTTCGACATCGAATCTGAAGACGACGTCCTGAAGCAGCTCGCAATCTTCGAGACTCTCTTCCGTGACCTGCAGCGAGAAGGACTTGTCTCCTCGAAGATGACTACCGATGAGCGTTCGCTCCGGGCGATGCAGGTGTACAACTCGACCGCAGGCCGGGAAATGACCGAGGTTCTTGACGACATCATGGTGGCGGACGCCAGAAACCCTGGTCAAGGTGCAGTGAATGTCGAAGCGTCTCAGATGCTGATGCATCAGCAGCTCCGCAAAGTGTTGACCCTGAGGGACTTGATTGAAGCTGACCCGTCGACGATCAACCAGGCCAGGTTCCACCGTGCCCTGATGCAGTTCCAGATCGTGCATTCTGCAGCACAGCAGCTCCGATACCAGTCGGGCCTCGATCTTGCCGCTTGGCGAACGACGTTCACGATGCCCACCGACAAGGAGCTGGCCGAAGCAGGTGCAGCCGACGTGTTCATCGACACCCTTGGCGACAACGCCAAGAACACCATGGACCTGGTCAATGCTTTCAAGGGCGTGAAGTCAGACGACCCCGAAGCTCTTGCGAGAGTCGGGAAGATGATCACGGCGAACAACAGCACCAAGGGCGGACTGACCCGAAGCGTCCTGATGGAGACGTACATCAACGGCCTGCTGTCTGCACCAAGGACTGTGATTGGATTGTCCCTGCAATCGCCACTGCTCAGCATGGGCCTCGATGGGGCCAGCCGATTCACTGGTGCCATGAGCCAGATGGACCGCGACACCATGACCGAGGTCCTGCAGAACGCCGGCCGCAACATCGCCAACGTAGCCATTTCTGCACGGAATGCCATCAAGACCCTGGCGGACGAAGAGCCACAGCTGATCAAGTCGAACCTTCGGGATGACGACATGGATCCTCGAGCGATCCGCAGCCGCAGCTTGAACCCGAACATGGTCGACCACGCGATCAACGGCCTGGGCCGGATCGTTCGGCTTCCAACCGCAGGCATTGCGACCTTCGACGAGTTCTACAAGCAGCTCAACGCACGGACGACCATTCAGGCGAGGCTGTTCCGTGACCACCGCGACGCAGTCCTGAGCGAGGCCGTGGCAGCTGGCCGTCTAGCTGAGGATGCGACGCCAGCCCAACGCCGGCAGTACGTTTCTTCGAGGCGAACCGAGATCGAGAAGGCTGTGGAAGCCGAGTTCGAGGACGTTATTCGTGACGGTCGTCTGAGAGATCGCAACGCAATCATGGCTGAAGCCATGCAGGACCCAACGATCAAGGCAATGGAAGATCCACGGGAACAGATCAAGGCCGCGAGGGAGTACGTCAAGAACCAGTTTGATGCACGCCAACAGAGCCTGGTCGAAGACGCCGACGCCGGTGCGAGGCGGCATGTGTTTCAAGAAGAGCTCGGAGACTACGGCAAGAAGGTGCAGGCCCTCCTGAACACACCCGTAAAGGGATTGCCAATCGGCCGAATCATCATGCCGTTCTTTAGGACGCCAGTAAACATCTTGAAGCGATTCGGCGAGTATTTCCCCCTCGCTATGGCCGAGGCCATGGCCAGAAAGAGCGTTCGGTTTGCGACGGGCAAGGGATACAACATGGGCGACTTGTCATCGACATGGTCGTTGCACACCAAGACATTGACGCAGCTTGCCAGCAATGACCCAGCAGTCCGTGCGGCGGCCGAAGGACGCATGGCCATGAGTGCCGGCCTCATCGCATCCGCATACCTGCTGACCGAAGAGGGCTTGATTACTGGTGCCGGACCGAAAAACCCGGACCAGAGGAATGCCATGAGGAGGGGCGGTTGGCAGCCTTACTCAATCAGGCTCGGAGACACCTACTACAGCTACGAAAAGGCTGAGCCATTCGCCTTCCACCTCGGCATGGTTGCCGACACCATGGAGCTCCTGGAAGCAGGTGCCGGCGAAGACGAAGAGTTGGGGACGTTCGCCGCCCTGATGTACAGCAGCTCGAAGATGCTCGAGAGCAAGTCATACCTGCAAGGCATCAGCGATTTGTTCAACGCATTCGAGCAGCCGGAGCGGTTCGGCGAACGCTACGTCCGAAACCTTGCCGGGTCTGCAGTCCCCTTCAGCTCGTTCCTGAGGAACTACCAGGGGACGGTCGACCCGATCATCTACGAGAACCGCGATCTCCTCGATGCCGTTCGATACAACACATCGCTTGGCAATGAGAAACTGTCTCCTCGTTACACCGTTATCGGAGAGCCGCTCACTCGAGTCAGCAACGACACTCCCGGCTGGATCCCGTGGAACAACTTCATCAACCCGGTGCGAGTCAGCAGCATCACTAAGGACCCGGTCTATCGGTTCCTTGCAGAGATGGACGACCCCATCGGGACACCGGAGAGAAATCACGACGGCGTCGACTGGTCAGCTTTCCCTGCTCCAGAGGGCCCCGGCACCTGCTTCAACTATTTTGAACGCGAGGTTGGTCGCGTTGAAGTCGAGGGGATGAACCTCAGGCAGCATCTTGAGAGCTTCATTCTTCCAGGGGGAAAGAACCACAACGATTTCCTCAAGATTTTGGGGATGCCAGGCACGAGACCCACCGCCCACAGCTCAATACGCAGAGCCTTCGGAACCATCATTTCCGAATACCGAGACAAGGCTCGAGCTCAGACGCTTGATCTGAGCCCGGAGCTCCGGGCAGCCACTGACCAGCGAATGCTCGAGTTCCTCCAAGACCACCGAAAAGAAGTAGAACGCCGTGGAGCCAAGACCGAGCGGCTTGAAAAGGCCGTCGACAAACTGAAAGGAAAGCTCATTGGATCCCCTTGAACAGATCGCCAAGCTCTACGACCAGGTCCTACTGAACATGCTTCAGGAGGGTCGCGAGATAGTGGACCAGAAAACGGGCGAGATACGGCAGGTCCAGGTCACGGCGGCAGACCTCAACGTGATCCGCCAGCGGCTCAAGGACTGCGGCGTCACTGACGTCAATGCCAGCGCGAGCCCAATCGGGAACATCTTGCAGGAAATGAAACTTCGAAATCTGAAGCTGCCAGACGTGGACTCCGGTGAGGACGCGGCGACGGCAGTCTGAGGGGGGGCAACATGGACTCTGATACGAGCCAGGGATCTGGCGACGGCTATCGACTGGTGTTTGTTGACTGGATCGACAGCTGCGAGCCGCAGCCCAATTCGGACATCAGCGTCTACGAACTCCCCGAGCCGCAGCGGATATTCCAAAGCGGGTTTCTGGTCCATGAAGAGGATGACCACATCGTCATCGCCGGCGGCCTGAAGCCTTCTCTCGAGACGTTTGATTACGTCATCGCAATCCCACGGGTCGCCATTATCACACTCCGCGACCTGGACATGCTGAAGGCACCAGAATGACCTGGTCATGCGAGCCGGTCAGCCGGAATGTGCATCAGGTCCTCTGCGATGCTGTCTCCACCGACTGGGAACAATGGGTGCTGCTTTCCAGCGACCGTCATCACGACAACGCTCACACGGACCACGCCCTCGAGCGGAAGCACCTAGACCAGGTGCTCGAGCGTGACGCGGCCTGGATCGATGTGGGCGACATGCATTGTGCCATGAATGGAAAGTGGGACAAGAGGGCCTCGACGGACTCATGTAGACCGGAGCAAAAAGATGGGCGGTATCTCGATTCTTTGGTGGAATGCGCTGCAGAGTTCTATGCCCCCTACTCCAAGAACGTCGTCGTCATCGGACGGGGCAACCACGAGACATCGATCCTCAAGCGTCATGAAACCGACCTCACCGAACGGACATGCCAGGCCATGTCCGCGATCTCCGGGCATCCTGTGCCCGCTGGCGGCTACGGAGGATGGGTGCGATTCGTCTGCAAGATGACGAAGACCCGTACTCGACGGATTGACCTGAAGTATTTCCACGGTTCCGGCGGTGGTGGCCCAGTTACTCGAGGCGTGATTCAGACCAACCGGATGGCGGTCTACCTGCCTGATGCAGACATCGTGGTCTCCGGGCACACGCATGACCAGTGGATCGTCCCTGTCGCCCGCGAGCGGATCAACACGGCGGGCGAAGTCAAGATGGACGAGCAGAGTCACGTCCGCTGCGGTACTTACAAAGATGAATACGGGGACGGATTTGGTGGCTGGCACGTCGAGCGAGGTGCCCCGCCAAAACCCCTTGGAGCCCTTTGGCTCCGACTGTACCGAGATGGCGATGCCATTCGGTGGGATTTCTCTCGAGCACAATGAGGTCAACTATGCCACTTCGAAAGATCAAGGGCGGAATGCTTCCGGGAATCGGACTCAACCGCCTGGCCAAGAACAAGCACGTCCGTCGCGCCCTCAGACTCAGAGGCGGCGGCGGCGGTCGAGTAACCGGGCCCCTCTCCGCTTCTCCTAAGGCAGCCAAGGCAACGAGGAAGAAGAAGGCCAGTGGCAAGTCGCGAAAAACCCAGAACACTCGACAGATCAAGAAGAAGCGATATTGACATGGCAAAGCCTGCAAAGGGAAAAGCCAAGGTCAAAGTGGTCAAGAACCCCAAGACTGGACGGACTCGGAGGGTGAGCTACGGCCAGGCCGGTAAGGCCAAGGGCGGCGGACCTCGAGTGAAGCCTGGGACGAGCAAGGGAGATTCGTACTGCGCCAGGTCCGCAGGCCAAATGAAGAAGTCGCCTAAGGCAGCGAAAGACCCGAACAGCCCGCTTCGTTTGTCACGTCAAAGGTGGAAGTGCTCTGGAACAAAATCGAGGAAGTCATAATGGCGAAGAAAACTAAGTTGACTGCTCGTCAACAGACTGCTTTGGATCGTCATGCCAAACATCACACAAGCAAGCACATGGCAATGATGAGGCGTGAAATGCGATCTGGGTCGACTTTCACTGAAGCACACAAGAAAGCAAAGAAAAAGGTGGGCAAGTAATGGCAAAGAAACGAGGCTTGTACGCCAACATCAACGCAAAGCGAAAGAGAATCAAGGCTGGATCCGGGGAGAAGATGAGAAAGCCGGGCACAAAGGGTGCCCCTACCGCCAAAGCATTCCGGGACTCCCGGAAAACAGCAAAGAAAAGAGGCCGATGATGCCGACTCCCAGCGGAATGAATCTCAAGAAGAAGCCCATGGCTGCCAAGAAGAAGAAGAAGAAGAAGGTCGCCAAGAAAGCCATGAAGAAGGGCATGAGGTATTGACCAAGCCCAAAGACATGATTTGCCCTCGCTGCAATAAGCGATGGCCGGAGTGCAAGTGCTGATGAAAAACGAACTCGAAGAGTACGTCGGGAAGCTGGCCGGCGACTTCGAGTTCTTTGCACGCGAGCTCTGGACCGCGATTGAGATGCCTGAACTCGCCGATCACCAGGCTCAGATCGCGAACTGGCTCCAGAACGGCCCACGCCGGCGAGGCGTGCGAGCGTTCCGAGGAGCGTCCAAGACCTGGGTCACGCTTGCCTACTGCGCTTGGAGACTCTTCCTCGACCACAACTGCAGGATCCTCCTGGTCAGCAAGTCAGAGAAGCACTCCAAGGACTCCCTGTTCATGCTTCGAAGGTGGATCGGGACGGTCCCCTTCCTTCAACACCTGACGCCGGATCGTCGGGGCGGCCAACGCGACTCGGCAACGAAGTTCGACGTGGGGCCGGCGGACAACGACCGCACGCCGTCCTTCACGGCCGCCTCGATCACCGGCCAGATCACAGGTACTCGAGCAAATGTCATCGTGTCCGATGACGCCGAGACCTCCGAGAACACCTTGACCCTCGAAATGCGGGACCGCCTGCGAGAGCAGGTCAAGGAGTTCGAGAACATCCTGATCCCCGGCGGTGACATCATCATCCTGGGAACCCCCCACCACCAAGAGTCGCTCTACACCAAGCTCGCCGAGAGCGGGTACATCTTCAAGGCGTGGCCCGCCAGATACCCCACCGCCGAAGAGAAGATCGACGACTTGTGCGAGACGCTGCGTGAGAGGCTCGAGGAGGGCTCCGTGAGCCCCGGGGACTCCACATGGCCCTCACGGTTCACCGACGATGAACTACGCGAGAGAGAGGCTTCTGAGGGCCGCTCGACGTTCGGCATGCAGTACCAGATGCTCACGCACCTGGGCGACGGGCTCGAGTATCCGCTGCAGCTGAAGGACACGATCGTGATGCCAGTCCAGAGGGACGAGGCACCGCTCACCGTTGCCTGGGGGACCACCAATGACAGAGGCGGAACGACACGGATCGAAGAGATCGCGAGCCTTGGGTTCGGGACAGACGGGTTCTACGCACCGATCATGTACTCCCAGGAATGGCGCGAGTACACCGGATGCAAGATGTGGATTGATCCTTCGGGGAAGGGAGCAGACAAGACTGCCTTTGCGATTGTCGCTCACCTCAACGGGTTTCTCTGGGTCAAGGCTGTCGGCGGGCTCGAGGGCGGATACTCGAACAAGACGCTAGAGGCCCTGGCTTTCCACGCCAGAGAGCACCGCGTCCGCGAGATCATCATCGAGGACCAGTTCGGAGCCGGCATGATGGTGGAGCTTTTCCGCCCCATCCTGGCCAGGCACTTCCTGCCTGAAGGATCCGAAGAGGCCCCGGACGGTTGGGCGGCCACGCTCGACGGGATGCGTGTCTCCGGCCAGAAGGAGCTGCGAATCATCTCCTCCCTCGAGCCTGTGATGAATCAGCACCGGCTGGTGCTCGACCACGAGGTCGCCAGCAACCAAGAGCTGCAACGGCAGATGACACGAATCACCCGGCAGAGGAATTGTCTTCGTCACGATGACGAGGTCGAAGCCCTCGCCATGGCTGTGAAGCTCTGGGAAGACGTTATGGCCGTTGATCCTGACATCAACGAGAAGCGACGGAAAGACCAGGAGCTGCACGACATGGTCATGGAGGAGTACCGCGAAATGGGAATTCAATTGGGCACACGATCACGATGGTTTCAGCACACTTAGGAGCGATCATGCAGAAGCGTTATCTCGGCGACTGGTTCGCCACGTTCTTCGGCTGGTTTGGATTGCAAGCCAAGCCAGGATGCGGCTGCGAGAAGCGCAAGCAAAAGCTCAACGCCATGCACCAAAAGGCTGAAGCGATGCTGGTCAGGAGGAAGAAGTGACTGCGATCTACAACTGGACTGTCAACCAGGGCGAGACCACGACCCTCCTCTATACCAGGAAGGACGCTTCGGGAACCGCCCTCCCGTTTTCTGCGACTGCAACTTTCCGCATGAAGGCAAAGACCGCGTACACCGGCGGGTCCGACGCGCTGAATCTCGGAGTCGGTGACGCCTGGTTCACGTTGAACCCGTCTGATTTGCCACTTCTCGAGCAGGGCCTGCACAACGTCAGGCTGACTCTTTCGGCAACTTTGACCGCCGGGCTCGCTGCCCCAGCGTCATTCGTCTACGACGTCGAAGCTGTCGAAGGAACCACTATCACGAGGATCCTCGAGGGGACCCTCATCACAAGACCGGAGGTCACGACTTGAGCCACGAAGCAACAGTCACAATCAGCGAGAGCCCTATCAACGTGACGATCACGTCGGGCAACGAGACTGTTGCCGTCCAAAGCTCCACCACTACGAACGTGGTCGAAAGCGTGGCTCACAACGTCACGGGCGTCAACACGCCCTTGATTAACGTCGACCTGGCTGGCGATCCAAACACAGCAAATGTAGAGTTCCTTTTTGAGGACAACACCGGAGTCACGGCGAACGTCCAGCGGTTTCAGATTCCAAACAACCAGCAGACCGTCCAAGCCATCCCCCCCCCGTGGGTTGGTAGACCGCAAAACAACGTAGGTTCGGTTCGAGAAACCTGGCAAACCCAAAGCACTGCCTTTCCACCTTCCCAGGTGTATTTCGAACCTATTTACGGTCTTGGCGGGGGGTCACTAAACGCCAGGGTCACGCAACGTGCAGTCACTTTCAGCGACGCAAATGCAAATGGAAATCGGGGCCCAACGAAAGTTTTTCATACAGGAGCTTTTGGAGGGCCGCGCGTCGCTTTGGAACCAATACAAGCATCCTGGCATATGACTGATGCCGAATTGGACGACCTGCCGCCCCTTGTCCGAGCACTCCAAAATTCCCATTACAACCAGATCTCGGTGGGCACTTCAATAGTTACAAAGAACATGGTGGCCTGTTTCAACAAGGCCGCAACGGCGGGCGTCGACGGAGGAACTTTCTGATGCATTTCAAGCATTGGCCACTCTTGGCTGATCGGTCCCCTAACTACACCACCGGCTCGACCTACACCGGTCTTCACACAGACCCCTTCGACGACGAGATTCGCCTCGTCGATTTTCACGAGCCAGGCGATACTTCGAGCATTCGAAATTACCCGAAGAACTGGGGGTCTAAACAACAGGCCATCGATGGTGGACGATCAGACCCCTATGTGTATCCGGCAAGAGAAAACCCTCTTCGGACGGTGGGCCTGGGCCAAGACTTCTCCTGCGTGACTTTGTTCCCGAGGCGGCTTCTCGAACAAGTCGACACGAACAAAAGATACTGGTTTGATTCACTCGAGTACGGCCACAACAGGTGGGCAGCAGTAGCCGCTGACCCCAGAGTGAACCAAACCATTAGCGATGGCGCAGGCGGCACGCAACAGGTTGAGAGGGAAGTCGACATCAACATCGCTAATTCCGTATGGCCGCACGGGATACGGATTGGCTACAACCTGGTGATGACCTATGACCACATCGGGCCTGTGTCTCCTAATGTCGATAGTGACACACGGAACCCGTATTTCCTCTGCAAGGACGGCGTAGTCAGACAGTATCGGCTGGACGAAGACGACGCTCTCAAGCAGTACTGCGTGGACAACTTCGCCGGCTGGTCAAGACGCGACGTCAGGTTCATGAAGTTCAACGGCACGCCGCCCAGCGAAGACCTGGTTTCAATTGCTTCGGTCGCCATCAGGCAAACCCTGTATTCCGGGCCACTCACAGATGACGACGGCAACGCCTACCCAACAGGTGGCTTAAATGGCTGGGAACCTGAAGCCCACGCCAACATAGTCGGCGGCCACACGCTTTCCGGGCATCTCCTCACAACTCAGATGCAGGTTGTTCCGGGAAGCACTCGAGAAGCCCCCACTGGCTTCCAGCCGATGACGGGCCATCAACCGCCGTGGTGTGATTGGCCAGCGGCCTTTTGGGACGGCGACTCTGGCACGCCGCTCGTGGGCATGTCCAAAGACGGCCCCTGGTGCTGCATGGTCGCGAGCTTGAACGCCAACCAGGTCAACTACCACACAAACAAATGGTGGGATTGCGTCAACAACGCATTGCAGAACTATTCCGACGCTGCAAGCCACGTACCCCCCGGCGGGTCCTTTACCCCGATCAAGTACTACTTCGAATGGCAAGAGACCGAGCCAACGACCACCGCGATCACCGGACCCATCAAGCCGAAGCGAACCGAAACCGCATCGACGGCACCCACCGCCGCACAGCTCGAGGTAGGCGAACTTGCCGTCAACTCTACCGACAAATCCATCTTCACCAAGAAGGCGGATGGAACAGTCGTAACGCTTGTCCCGGCTTACAGCTCCACCATCCAGCTCCTGCTCGCGTGCAATACTGCTTCTCTTGCCCGGACGGTGCTTGGAGTCGGAATAATCGGAACTCGAACCAGCCTCAATGACTCCTACACAGGATTCATCGAGGCCCCGACAAGCACCAAGGACTACATCATCGACGCCGCGAGTGCCGGCGCAAAGACGCTTATCAACCTGAAGCACAAGGCAGCGTCTGCCTCAGGCACAGTGCAGCTTCTCAGGCAAGCTAGCACCACCGGGACCGAGCAAGCTCTTACGAACGCAGCCACCATCGCCACAACGCTGACCACTACACCCCCGCTTAACACGGCAATCTCGTCCAGTGACCGACTGATACTGCGTTTCAGCTCGTCGTCGTCGACTGATTTCGAATTCACAGCGACAGTCTCGGTGACGTCATGACGCCAAGTTGGATCTATGTTCCGGCCCCTAGTGCAGCGGCGGCAAGCGCGAACTACCAGGTCGACGGGATCATGGATGAGGTCAACACGAACAGGTACAAGGTGGCGAGCTTCGCAGAGTCGGGAAGCGATGCTGCCGACTGGGAAGAATACCCATTCACTCCAATCAGGAAGTCAAACAGTCATATTGAGTTCTTGATCAAACTCACCAGCACAGGCCAGTTCTCAAACAAATCCGCCTTCACTGCTGCCACCACGAACTACACCGGCGAGTTCACGGTTGGAGGTGACACCTTTTCCCATACCTCAATCACGATTGCAGGACCAGGGAATGGCACCATCGTCCGAGTTCGCTTCGTTGCAGCCACAGCAGACATCAACTCCTATTGGAGCGGTGTGAGCGACGGCGAATCCTTCCTTTTCAAACTCTCCTATGAAGGCGTCTAGCATGCAGTCGATTCACCACTTCTCGAGAATCCTTACCAACCTCAACAACGTCAACGCCGAGATCGCCTCCCTCGGCGTCTTGTTTTCCGAAGGCGAAGCCATCACAGACATCGACAAGGGCTTCATCGACTCCTTCAATGCCTCCGCCAACGCCATGGTCGCCGCTGCTACGGCCCTCAAGGAAGTCACCTACACGCCGCCTACCGAAGAGGCGAAGGGCGAGTGATTGGAAATCACCGCTCGCGACCTAGATCTGGCCAGGTGGCGGTGCGGATACAAGTTCAAAATTCCTGAGCAACACATCGACGACTTCCTGCAAGAAGCAGCTCTTTGTTACTTGCAACAGAAAGAACAGCTGACGAACAACCACAATTTCGCCGTCGGAAATTGGATTGCAAAAGTCGCCTACTTTCGATTCATGGATTGGAAAAACAAGCTCAGCACACGAAAAACCGTCCAGATGCCTGTCAAAACCCAGGCCGGAGAAGACGAAACACCCCTCGACTTCCCAGCCCCAGAAAAAGAAGAACGCAACCTCGACGAGGTGAAGGCCAGAGTCCAGCACCTCATTCAGAACGCCAGCACACCAACCCAAAAAGCCGCCCTGGAATCAATACTCAGATTCGGGGGCGTCAGAGCGGCCAGCATCGCAGAAAGGAAAACAACCAAGGTCTTCTACTTTCACCTCAAGAAATTGAGAACACACCTGGGGGAAACGCTCTGATGCAAGATTGCCCGCCGCCACTTGTGCAAATGGAGCGGAGCACCGTCTGGGAGGACGGGATCCAGCACGTCATGGCTCTCACCGACACCGATACCCGGATGGTCGAAGCCGCATACACACTCGAACTCACGCCCCCCTACTTCGTCGCCCAGGGGGAAGTCCAGCTCTGCAACAAACGCGACGCCGACGCCAGAATCAAATACCGACACGAGGCCACGCCACCAATCCCCTGGAGGCTCACAGGAGCCGCCACAGGCGACGTCTGCATCCAAGGGGACTCCGTGGTCCTTTTCATCGTCGAAAGCCCTGTGGAGCCGTCTGAGACCCGCCTGGTCAGCTTCTACTGGGCAGCAGAGGTCCGCAGGGCCACAGACCTCAACAACGACGGCACCGTCGACTCCGAAGACCTGGGACTTTTCCTGCTTCACTGGGGGACCGACTCGGCCTCGGCCGACTACAACCACGACGGAACCGTCAATGGACAAGACATGGGCCTCCTGCTCATGGACTACGGGTGGACCATGCACTGAAACATGAACCAATGGTTCACTTTTCCCTCTGCGCATCTACGTTCACCTCTGCTGCTACTTGTCCCCTACCCATTCATTCCCTGCGCTATCTCGGTACTGCTGTTTTTGGTCCGGATAAAAAGTGAACCAATGGTTCACGTCTGACGCGACCGAAATGTCACCTCAGAAACTTGCGTGGGCCTGATACGTATGCATCCGGCGGCTCCGACCCCCCCTCCCCCCTTTGGGGGGAGTTGCCCCAGCTGGCTCCACAAACCATGGCTCCCGGGGCCCGTAGGGCCCAAGTTGTGGTCTTGGGTGGACCGCAACCGCTCAATCGCGTGGTCAGCTCCGCTGACTGGCGGATGTTGAGCCAACATGCGCGTGTTCCGACGTAGTCGGATCGGCCCTGCCCTTTTCGATCGGCCCAAACCGCCTCGAGTCGCACGCTGGAGCCGCAGCGGGTAGCGGGCGGGTCACGGCTCGCGAGGCTTTCGGACCACAACCGGACCGAGATGGTGACCAACCCCACCCCGAAGGGGTGACTGCTGTTTGGCATGGATTGCTAACGCGCACGCCAGGCGGGCGCAGGGGACGGCGGGCG